GGACGATATGTGCGGAGGCACATATCCTCCCCTTGCGGCATGTTACATAGCCGCCCGACCCCTCAGGTTAGAAGGGTCGGCCATCCACGAGTTTGATGCGTGACGCTCGTGGGCGCCCGGAACGCGCTAGGTGCGTCTCCTCGATCGGCGATTCCTCGCCGTAGTCGAGTGTGATGCACTTTCGCAGGGCCTGCCATCCGTCCAGTCCGTTTTTGGGACTTTTGGACGACTCTACATATCCCCTAACGAAAGGAGCATGCAGTTTCCCATCGATCCCTTGGACCTCGTAGAGGCCGTTGGGAGCGAATCGACCCAAGACGGGAGAGGTTGGTGAGACGTACGGAAAGTGACCTTCAAGGGCCACCTCCAACACATCGTCGACCATCGCCACCAAGTCCTTGTAGCCTGCCTGGAAAAGCAGGTTCCTCGTACTCACGGTGGAGATTATCTCGTCCACGTCCCGCAGTGACTGGGGAAGCATCCGCCGAAACTTGACGATTGATACGTCTTGGCCTCGGTAGTACTCCTTCCCACAAGACTCTCTGAACCCTCCGGTCCAGAAACTCTTGGCGGAATTCACCTTGAAGCCGTAAAACTCCAAGGAGCGCATCACTGTTACAGCGTGTGTCGTGGGGACAATGATATCATCCCCGTAGACTCGCACACGGTCGCGGTACGACTTAATCGTCGCCCACGACCCCGGCTTGCCGTCGAACTCACTCATAGCCGCAAGGACCACTGTCGCGAAGACAATGGCCTCAACGGGGAAAGTGAGCGCGGAACCCATCGACGCGTACTTCCGCAGGGTAATTACTCCCTGCTCTGGTACGTCGGCTCGCAAGGAGCGTGTCACCTGGAAGGCTTCATTCACATGAGGCCAAGGCTCCAGGAGCTCCTCCACAAGCCAGTTGGGCACACGATCCGAAGCCTCGCTCAAATCAAGCGTGGCCAAAGATCCATCTTCGGAACCGATCTGAGCCATGGCCTGGTTGGGCCACTGCTCCGAAAAACCCACAAACCCAAACGCGTGGTTCTCACGCGAGTTAGGATGGATTCTTGCCGATTCACTGAGATGTGTGGTCATACGGCCGAGCATCTGCTGCAACCACTGCATGCAGGTTGGCTCTTCCGCAATCACACGGGGTGTGCTTGCTGTCTTCGGGACGAGGGTGACCTTAGTAGGCCTCTCGTCCTCGGGCGACCGCCAGTGCACATCGCCTAGCGCGTAGGCGTGACGCCAGTTGGGAAGGACGTACTCTCCGTAAGGAAAGAGGCCCTCCAGTCGCTCCGTCCATTCAACTTGACGGAACTTCTGGTTTCCCTTCTTTTTGTCAGCTGTCGCGCCAGGGCCATGCCGGGGGACCAGCTCGTGGTCAAAGATGAGCTGGTCAAGACGTGTAAAAACGTCCCCAAACACGGTCATGAAGGTCTTCTTTAGCGGGAGAATATCCCGGTTGAAGAAGTCGGGGCGGGAAGTTAACCGCTCCAGTGCCTCCTCGATCTGCCGGTCTGTTTCCACATACTGCTTGAGAGCCGCGGATTTACGCGCGGGCGAGCACTCCTGCTCGACTTTGCCAAACATCAGCGTGAGCTGACGAATGGCTCGGACGGCGTCGACCTGTAGGTCGAAGCTACCGTCGTCACTCTCAGGATCAGTGTGGATCAGCAATCCGGTTGCCGGATCAAACACCAGGCGCAAGAACCCCCCCAGAAAGGAGGGGAGGGCGCGCGTCGCCAACTCGTCCGAAAAACAACCTCGGACTTCATCCCACTTGCGTGGGAAACTCTGTTCACCGTCGTAGGCCTCAAGGGCCGCAGCGATGTCAGAGTGTGGGGGGAGACTCTGCAGGAAGCTGGTAACTCGGGACGAAACGTGCACCTCCGTGAAGGGGGTCACGCTCGCGTCCTTTGCCCAGCCTACAAAGAGCCCTTCGACAACAGCCGAGTGCGCCAAGGCGCGCTCGAAGTCCTTGCCAAATTTCGGCAGGGCAATGTCGAAGAAGGCATCTCCCTCGTGCTTCATCCTTCCTCTGACGGTATTAACGTCAAAGGTGGTGCTAACTGCGCATGCCGCACTCAGTTCATCGAGTGCACAGTGCCAGAGCTCGAAACGGTTCTTCATCCTACTCCTCCTTTTCAATTGAGGTAGTGGATCCGCAGAGTTTCTGCAGAGCCTGTCTCCGATATGCTTCCTGCGGTGCTAGGGTTGCCCCTGCACTTAAGGTCGCTACTCGGAGGAGAAACACGAGGACGGAATTCAAACTCCCGTCCTCGCCGGTCCTAGGACTCACCTCCGACAACCTTGTCCAGGTTGCCGGCGATGGCCAGGTAGTCCACGAGCGCCTTGAGGTTGTTCTTGACCTCAGTGTTATCGAAGCCCACCTTCGGGTGGTCGACGACGACGTAGGCACTCATGGTGTACTGACGGCTGACCCCATCAAGCAGGGGGTCGGCGGCCGTCTTGGCGAAGTCCAGACGAACGTTCCGACGGTTGCGCGACTTGAGGTCGTGCGAGATCGTGAGGCCGATGTCCCCCACCGAGGTGGAGAACGTGCCACGGCGATCGCCGAAGGAGACACGCGGAAGCGACTTAGCAACTGCGTTGACGGTCACGGACTGGGGCTCTGCGAACATCGCGGAAGCTCCTTACTTCGTCTCACGACGATGTTGAGGTGATCACGAGGACCAGGATTGGCCTCGCAACATGGTCACACTTGGCCTAGGCCAAGTGCTGCTAGGATGGCTATCCGTCTCGGCGTCAAAGCCGAACCGGACACGCCAAACCCAAAAGGTCCAGCTGGGTATCTCTGGAGAGACGTAAACGTCATCTCCCACGAGAAGGGGTACTCTGACCACGCATTCCTATCACCATCACGGCGAATCGGACACGAGCCAGAAATACGAATGGTCCTTTCCGTTCGGGACGTTACATACCCGTACTTGAGGACATTCCCGTCGGCTCCGAAAGCTTGAAGATTCGTCATGACATCTCCCATGTTTCCGTACCAATCGGCCATCCAGCTGAATGGAACGAGATTCCACGCGGTGTCAATACCGGGCCGTATACCGTAAACGGCATCCAACTCGGCAATCTTCCTCCTCCACGTCCCCTTAGGGGGAAGATGGTACGTGAAGGCACCAGCGAATCTACGGCTGGTGGTGTACGTGGAAGTCTGCCTCACTGTTCCGCTTGTTCCAACTTCGTAGGCGGTGGGGGTTAACCCTCCGACGTAGGTCGGTCCAAAAGCGTAAGTACCGTCGACCACAGATCTTGAGGTCTCCGGGAACTCGTAGCTCCTGCGAACAGTTTTTCCAGCATCACGCTCGAGTTGGGCGATGATGCTCTCTGACTCCTCAGCCGCATGGCGAAGAGCAAGAGCGTCAGATATGGTCGGGGCTACCGCAAACTGGTAGTTCAGGTAGTCATCCGCAATACCTTGTGTCGTCGCGCCGTGGCGAAACCCTTCTTGAAGGGTGTTGCCGCGGAAACTAGCGCTCGGACGGGTATTAACGAAGCTGCCGCCTGGCATTCCGGGAATCCCGGAGTACAACTCGGCAACAGCCGTCGCACCATCAAAGACGGGGCTGACAGGATTGACTCGCGCAATCGCCGTGGTTCCTAGTGCCTCCATCTGACTCTTCGAGTCAGGGGAGTCTACCAGGCCGCTGGAAATCCCAGCGGACGACGAGAAGCGCCCAAGGCCGACTAAGAAGTCGACTTGACTTGGGACCAAGACACCGCTGGATTTCCACCCAGCGTTGCTCGGCGTCAGGTCTCCCTGGAGGGAGACGGGTGACGGTAGGCCGGACCCCATCCACTTCGAAGAAGTGAAGGGCCCGCCAATGTCACTGTCAGTCTTCCCTAGCAGCCAGTAGGGATGTGAGGAAGATACGATCTGCTGCCAGCCTAAGCAGGCACTCACTTGACGAGTCTGGTTTCCGTTGTTGCCGGCGTAAGCCGACTTGACGGTCACCAGAGTGTCGCGTGACTTAGTGGACATCGTATCCCTTCCGTTCAACGTGCTCGGCAATGAAACATGCCGGGTGCACGCTCCATGAAGTAAACATGACGCCAGGGTGTGATAACCCTGTTTTTCTTCGCACGACCAACCCACGCGTGGGAGGTCGGTTTAAACAAACGAAGAGCGCCATGTCCGGTGGGGTAGCAATTCCCACCAGGGGCCCCGTAAGGGGCC